ACCGTTCCATTTTATTGCGAGTCCAGTGTTTGGTGAGAAGTCTGTCGACATCCAAAATTGAAGATTTTCAATTTTATTAAACGTGTCGGTGAAATGCATTCTTAACCATACCTCATAACTATTCGTCCCGGCCGTAATTGGATATGTAGAATAGTTGGCTGCGGTTGCGTCGTCTATGTCTTTAAAGTTAAATAGATTTCCGCTGGCTCCGAGGTCCACTGCCGTGCCTGGTGCTGCTCCGTGGGTTTGTGCCCAATTAAATGTTGCTGCCATATTTGTAATGATTAAGATTAATAACTCGCCGTCAAAACAACGGTAAAGTCTCCAGTTGGCGCGGCTCCGTCAGTTAGGGTTACTTGCGCTTTAACGTGAGTGATTGCACCAACGGTCGCCGGGTCAAAAAACAAAACGTCGCTTCCGGCGGAGTTTCTGGTCTTTGAAGCTACTCTCGTTAACGTCTGACTGTTTGTATTCGCAAGATTATCTATCAACGCATTATAGAGGACAAAAGTCGTCCCTCCGTCAGTCGATACATAAATCACCATTGCGCCTGATCGGTTATTAACCGTTCCACCTTCCGTCAGCATGACTGAGATTGATTTTGCTCCAGCCACTAATTGAGATTTAGCCGCGGCTGCTAAAACAGTTGCTTCTATTTCGTCGTGAAGTTTAACATGCTCGACTACGCAGGGAGTATAAGGAATTTGAGACATATGAATAAATTATTAATGATTTTTTAAACGACCTTTCAGCCAGTTCTTAAGCAGAGAACTGGCAAGAGCTATTTTCTATTTACTTTCTACTTACCTGTTAGGCAACTGCTGCCCAGACATTAGTTCCGGTGCAGATTAATGGTTTACCGGTGGCTGCGTTTAAGCATAAGTCACCGACTGCGTCTCCGGTCAAAGCTCCGTTAGGAGTTGTGCCGTCGATTGATACCCAGATGGATATTCCGCAGAATGTGGCTGCTCTCTTAAACTTACTACCAGTTCCTTGAACTGCGTCATTAACAATTGTCAAAGGCGCTACTCCTACAGCTGAGGCGTGGTCGTTCTTAATGTAGACTAAGCTTCTGGCGGTTGCATCCGCAGAATTTGAAGTTACATTGATACCAGTACCAGTTGTCAAAGCGTCTAAATCGCCAATCTTTAATGCTGTTCCTGTGGTCATTAATACCGCAGAAATATTAGCAACAATTCCGGCAGCCAAAGCGGCTGAAGCTGTTACCTTAAAGATTTCTGTATCATCGGTTGCGGCTGAAGCGATTTCAAATATCTTCGCAGTTGTCGCCGCAGTTGTGGCTCCGGTGTGATTGATATAAACCAATCTGCCCGCGCCAGTTAATGCGGTTGAAGAAGAAGAAATTGATAATCCTAAACCAGTCGTTAACGCGTTTGCTACAACATCGATACCGTCTCCGGTAGTTGTTGCAGTTGTTACTAAGACTGCCTTACCTAAAGCGTTAACATCAGAAGCGGTGATTCCAAGAATAACCGTTTCGTCGTTAGCTGCTGAAGCCATCTTGACTAAAACTCCGCTCGCTGAAGTTACTCCTGTGTGGAGAACGCTTAATAAACTACCGGTCGCGCTTAGGGCTGTTGCAGACGATGCAATAACCATTCCAATGCCGTCTGTTAGGCCATTGGCGTTGATTCTAAGCAGTCCGGCCGCCGTAGTGGCACTATTTGCCGTTAAAGTCAGCAAATTGCCCGTGGTGGTCATTATTCCGGTTGAAATAATGCTCATTGCGGTTCCGGTTGTTTGAATGGTATCCAAACGAACGGCTGTGCCTGCTAATTGGCCGGTGGCTTTCAAATCAAGCAAAGTTCCGTTGGTTGCGCCACCGGTATTTACACCAGAGGACGCCACCATTATCATTGCCCCGCCATCGGCGATTGCCGAAGTTGCGTGAGCTAATTTAATTGCCTGACCGGTTGTCAGTGCAGTCATTCCACTCATGTTGATACCAACACCAGTCGTCATTTCTGCGTTGGTGATATTTAATACCCCTCCGGTGATTGTCGTGGCTGTTGAAGTGATATTCAACGCCGCTCCGATTGAAGCGCCAGACGAAATCTGAACCGTGATTGGGTCGTTGGTTGCTTCAGTGGCTGGCGTGTAATCAAAGTGAGCCAGGTATGAAGTTGACGCTGCCGGAGTACCGGAATGCGTTACCAATAAAACTGCCGAACCGGCTGCTGTTGCTCCGGCTGCAGTTACCAATAAAGTTCCGTGACCTGTCGCGGTTACTCCGTTTGAGGAGAAGGCGACCATATCTTCTGATGTCTGAATACCTGTTACGGCCAATGCGGCAGTTGTTGCTACTGCGCTTGTGATGGTTGTTGCACCATCTACTCCGACGGTGAATCTATCTGATCCGTCATTACATTCTAAGAAAAAACCACCAGAGAACCCAGCCGATGTTGTTACTAATTTTACTAAACTACCACTGGTTACTCCGTTAGCAGTTAATAAAATTGCATTACCGGTTGTTGTTGCATTAGCGGTTAATGTTAGAACGGCATCCGTGTCATCATTTGTGATTGCTATTTTTCCATTTGATACTAAAATATCACCGGCTGTTACTGTAAAGACATTACTGTCTGCACCACCAGTGATTGTAATTGAAGCAGTTGCGGTTAACGCTGGACCAATTGTAACGGCACCTGTTGAAGTACCACCGATTATTATTGTTCCAGTACCAGTCGCGTCAATTGTTAAATTGGCGGCCGCTGTTAAACTTTCTGCTACTAAACTTGCGAAGGTACCGGCACCTGCCTTAGTTACCTGCCAAGTTGAAGACGTACCTAAAACATCTACTCCACTTCCTGAATTACTAAAAGCTAAAAGGGCGCCACTTGCTGTAGCGTTACCTGCTAATGTTAAACCGGAAATTCCGGCCTTTGTTACTTGGAATGTAAGAGTCGAGTCATCGATCGTCAGAGTTTTATCTGCATCATAAAGTTCGTCCCATGTGGAAACGCCACCACTTCCGCTTATCGCTACAAACGTTGATCCGTTATAATACTTTAAAGTTCCCGCTACGAAAGCGAGACCTCTGCGGTTAGAATCAACATCAGTTGGCGCGGCGGTGTAGTTGACCATTTCAATCCACCCGAATGACGACTTTATGAAGTTGTCAGTCTCTTTTGCCATATGAGTTTGATTTAATCATCGTTAATAAATCATTCTCAACTGCTTCCGTCCTTTGGCGAGAGGTGATGATGTGAATTGGTAGATATCCTTGCGACGTAAAATAAATATCTCGTTCCGTGTTGGTTCTCTTGTGAACATTTCCGTCAATTTCTATAATCATTTTACCGACTAAGAAATCGACCTCATATTTTCCGATACGCCACTTGGTTTTAAATTTTATTTTATGTTTTTTAAGAATTTCTGCAATTCGTCTCTCGCCCTTTGTTGAATTTGTTTTCTTCAACTTAAGAAGTTGGTTTCTCATTTTATCAGCATTCCTTGTCTCGGAGAAAAGAGGCAAGGCGATTTTGATTTATTTAAGAGCTTTCTTCTCCGCAATCTTTGCGTCGAGTTTAGCTTTCTTCTCCGCCTTTTTGATCTCTAAGATGAGGTCGGCTCGCACTGCGAACTTTTCATCAAACTTGATCCCCAACTCTTTTGCCTTTATAGACAGTTCGGCTTTATTCATCCGTTCTATCTTTTTTGGCGCACCTGGAACGTCTTCAGGAATTTCAAATAACCCAGCGCGAACATCGTCCGGGTTAACACCGCGAGCGATTGCGTCGAGTTCTTCTTTATTCCATTGCATCCCTGGAGCTTTAACTCTATTTTTGGCCACTAATTTTGACCAATCTAATTGTGTTGACATAATTGTTGAGTTTTTTTATAAAACCTTTTTGGAGGGCGATTACGGCTCACCCTCCAGAGCCGACTAATTTTATTTTAGATTTGATGACTTAGGATTTGTCGCCTTTACTGCCGGCGATATAAGCTTGGTAGCCGATACCGATAGCGTAGAAGAAATCTAAACTATATTCCCAATTTTTGTTGGCGTAAACCTGATCAGGAGCGTCCAATGAAGGGCGTTCTGAGAACAAACATTGAAGGGTTTCGTTTAGACCTTTAGAGTCAGCCATGAACCAGAATGCGGTTCCGTCAGTTCCGTCAGCCGCCGTCGCGAGACGAGGCCAGACGATAACTTTAACTTTACCGTATAATGGATTCTTGTCGTTATTAGCGCTCCCCGGTAAATACTGGGAATTGATAATACGATCAGCTTCGTCCGCTAAATCCGGGCCGATGATAAGTGTATCATAGGTGACCGGGCGAACTAAGTTGTTCGGATCTTTATGCTTCAAACCTTGAGCTCTCATGTAAACAATTGCTTGTCTGGACAAAGGAGCGTTAGTATCCGTACCATCAGAAATTATATTGCTATATTGTCTGGTTGTAATCGGATTGGTGTGAGCCGCACTAAATAACTCTAAACCGTCAGGACCTACAGACGAGACAACGCCACCGTAAACATCTGTGAAAGATGTTGACCACCCATGGATAAGGTAATCGGCCAGAGACTGGTCGACCTTATCAAAGGCGTCTTCGGAGATTGAACGAACGATGCCATCAATTTGATTGTGTAAATCAAATTTACGCATTTCTTTCGTAACTGCCGCGATCGCGCCGAAGTATTCCTGAGTCCAAGTTACTGAATCGCCCTCCGCACCGGAGACCTTTGGTAAATCTTGGCCAGGGGTTACTCGTTTGATGCCAGAGATACCATGCAAAACTAAATGGTCGAACGTTCTTCGTTCCGTATCAAATACGTTGAAGACCGAGAAACCAATGTTTTCCGATACCTTATTACTGGCGACCTCGTTGAAGATCCCTTGCAAATCATCAGTCAAACTTAGAAAATCTGATACTAAGATAGGCATATTCTTTTATAGTTAGGCAATAGTTCGAGTGAAGTGACCAAGCACTTGCGTGGCGGTCTCAGCAGCACCAACTATGTCAGTGATATAAAAGTCATTGTAAGTAGACGCATCCGGATCGATGGTTGCCTTAGTCGCGATATCCGCGTAAGTTCCACGATCAACAATTGAAACGGCTATGTTACAGTCAGCGATAAATTCGATATCTTCATCAGTCGGACAAACCAAGCATTCGGTATGAGAAGAGCCGTCAGTTGTGACGTCCTCTAAAGCTACATATCGGCAATCTTGGTAAGAACCTGATTCAATAACGGTTAAATAACCGCCGGACCATTTTAAACCATCTCCCTTAACCACTGTTTGGCTAATAGCAAGAGGTTGCTTGGTCAATCTACCTTCATCGTATCTTTGTGGGATAAACATATGACTTTTGTGATTTGTTAATAAGTAAAAGATTTCGACTATTTAGCATCCTTTTTAGGATACCAATCTTTTATTGGAGTTTTCGTTGGAAGCACGTGCTTCGACTCCTTTGCCTTCCCCTTCGAACCAGTTCCGGCAGTCTTGGCTTTTTCGGCGGCGAGTTCTGCAGTTGACTTTTTATCATCACCCTCTTCATCGTCGTCTTCTCCGTTTTCTGTTTTCTCCCGTTCCCAGAGATACTTTGCAGCTTTGATATCTTTTACAATATCATTAACAGAGTCTTTGCCGTGACGAGGTGAGTAATTTTTGACTATTTCTGTCCAGTTTTTCTCAATGTCCTCATCTTCGCAAGCCTTGGCGATAGCTTTTTTCTCG